ATCTGGTGGGCAATAGAGGATTCGAACCTCTCACCTCTTCAACGTCAATGGAATACTCTGTAAAAGTTACTAACTACATATATAATAACATATTTAAGTCATAACTGAATCATAAATATGTTGTAATTTTGTATTCGTATAGTGTGTATAAATACGCGTCGTATCCAAACTCTGATGACCTAGTAGATCCGAAATATAGCATAATTCAATACCTTTATCTAAAAGCATTGTAGCAAACGAATGGCGAATAGTATGAGGGGTTACGTTAATAAAGTCTGAATTATCGCAAATAGATTCAAATATACGACGAACACTACCGGTGGTAAGACGAGATCGAGCACCTTGGTGAGAAATAAAGAGGGCAGAGTTGTCATCAGTGCGACAGGCTAAATAATTATTTATAGCGTCTTCAGTAGCTTCATCAATAAAAACAACACGAGGATTCTTACTCTTTCCGATGACCGTAAATTTCCGATGACGAATACTATTGCGATTCAAGGATACTAATTCAGAAACACGAATACCCGATGCGGCCAACAAACGCAATATTGCAATGTTGCGCAATCGATTCATGGATCCATATCCTCTACATTGACGAGAGGCAACAGAAATAAAATCCTCAATCTCCTCTGGTAATAAGTATTGAATAATATACTTCTCACGCTTAGGAACAACTAATTCTTCATAATCTATAACATCAAATCCTCTCCTTGCGGCCATCTTTAATACCATACGAATGCAAGAGATAGCATTACGAACGGTATTCGATCTCCATCGAGATGAAACAAAGTTGTGCCAATCTCTAAAATCCGAAAAAGATAAACTTTCGATATTCACATCTCCAAAGAATGAGATCAAAGACTTACTGATATTTAAATAACTAGATTCAGTATTAATAGACTTACCAGCCCTTAATACATAATCGCAAATATAAAGCTTAAAAGCTTCAGATATCTTCATGAAAAAAACACTTTCTACCCTCCAATTTATGTTATATAATGCACCTATAGATAAAACTAAATAAAAAGGAAAAAAATGGATCTAACACAATTACCACTAGAAACTATAATAGTAATATTTATCGTATTCTTATGTATGATAATTATGATGATAGCTTCATTCTGTACAGTAGGAATCTACAATAAAACTATAGAGATAAAGAAAATTATAGAAGACTATCTAAAAACAAAAAATTAAGGCGGAAGAGGGCGAGTCTGTTTGAATATTGTAGGTAATGATGCTTGACGAAGTCTGACGCTAACAGGAATAACAGATGACGAAATAGATACATCTCTATCAACTAATAGGTCATAAATAGAATCAATAGCTAAATCACGTTTAAACTGATAAACAGATATATCATACTTATAAGAAGAGAAGACTAAATTGTCATCAAAAATATACGGATCCAGCCCTAATTCAGATAATGATTCATAACGCTTTACAGGCTTGTGTAGATTCTTAGAAGCCCAGTAGCGACGTTTATTGAATCGATTGATCATATCCTTAGTAATATACTTAGTAAGATACGCTGCGGCCTTAGTTTGATCATCATCAAGCTTCTGAGCGTTAGTAAAACCAGCAGTAAAACCTGTAAGGTTATAGACGCGTTTACCATTCTGAAAAACATTAGTAGACTTCAATTCGACATTATAATCACGAATCAAAGCGTGAAAGTGGATAGCACCGTCTTTATGGAATTCGGGAACAATCACGTATGCAAAATTAGGAGAGTGCTTCTTCTGACGATTGAGCCAGTACTTCATAATATTCGATGTAGACTCTATAGAATATCTATCAACCTTCTTAGGATTGAAAGTAAAGGTCACAAAATAAGAGAAATTGTTAGATAAAGCATAATCGAAAATAGTTGTACGAGTACGACGAAGTGATTCTTCAATAGCTTTATCCGACGGTTGATCCGAATTCCTGTTAGGCTTGTGACCTAACTTAGGACGTGGAATAACTAAAGGATTATTAAAAATAGTGACTTTATACATATTATTAGGGTATTCCTTTGTAATGTGTTCAATTACAGTTAAAGATTGATTCATAAAACATACCCCCCAATATGTTATTTTTTACGTGTTGTTTACCTCTATAAACGCTTGTTAAGTGTTGGGTTATCAAGTAGCCCTACGGGCGGGAACCTATAGACACCGCCCGGACGCGAAAAGCGTAACTTTTCGCGCCGATCAGAGAGTCGCTTCTACCTGGAAAACACCCCCTTTCTCCTTCTAAGGGGAACAGCAAGTTTCTTTATCGTGACAGTAGGTTGCGAAGCGAGGTAGACGCCGTCAGCCTGAGAGCCGGTAAAGACAACCTGATTAGTATCGTATGAATCGCGCAACGCTTGCGACTGGAAGAAGAACCCCATCTTGAGAGGGCGTGATCCGTCAACACGCTTGCCATTGTTGTCAAACTCCAGCTTCTTAGCGATAAACGCCCAGTAAACCGTAAAAATAGGGCCAGCAGACAAGCCGAATGGAAGAGCGAAAGATTTGCATTTGAAGGCAATATCCGACCGACGACGCACAGCCTTTACCAATTGATCGTAATCCTGAGAGGTAACGAGGTGGATCCGTTTCTGTTTGCGATTCTGAGCTGCTTGATGTATGACCCAGGGCGGAACATTACGAGAATCCTGGTTAGAGAAATAATTTTGATATTCATCAGTAATAACTATCACACCATACTTACCGTTACGAACACACTGATTGACAAGAGCATATTCTTCTAAAGAAGAATAATAGATATAACTAGAAACAGTATCGATCTCACGAGAGAGAATGGACTTCAATTTGTCTAAAGATCCATCGAATCTGAGAGCAGTACGATCTTTTAATATGATGTTAGAAACAACAATAGCTTTCGGATAGCGTTTTGCAATTTTCTTATAAAAATGAATTAGAGTTATAGTCTTGCCGTCACCTTGTTCACCGAAAAACGTCTGAATACCTGAAGGCTGAAAATAGTCTGGATCCTTGCGATTGCGTCTATTTTCTCTAATAGCCTCTTTATCAAAATTAAAAGACTTAGAAACGAATGGTAGAATATTAGGCATTAATGACCCCTCACCTTGTTATAAAACCAAAGAACAGGACGTATTGCTATAAAGACAGTAATACTAGTAACAATCATAACGAGCATTGTAGCGAAGAATGTATCACCTATATAATTCCTAAGAACAACGATCGGAAAGGCAAAATAAGGAACAACATTATTAATGGCATTAAGAAAAACTAATGGAGCCGCAGGAATTAAGATAAGAGAGAGAATAAATTTAATGATAACGACGATAAACGACAAAATAAACATTACTATCATATACTAATCCTTTCTCCTTTCTTCCCAGTCACCATGATCACCAGTACGCTCGTCAAGCCAGCGAACGGATTGAGTTTCATGTTCCTCTTCTTCATAATCCTCTACATAGATTCCAAAGAACCTGTTGGCCAATCGATAACAAGTCCACAAAAAGCCAATAGCTATACCACCCTGAAGAAATATCTGCATAAATGACCAAACGGCCGGCAATTGATATCGCCATCTACACATCTCGAGGTTAGCAGTAGAGCCAAAAATAGTAAGCGAAACAGCACAAGTAGTATTATTAGAGTTCATAGCTTCAACTGTAGTAAACACGCCTTTTATAAACGTAAACGGCAAGGCTAAGAAACCTAATCGATCAATAATAGTATTCAATAAATCATTCCATAGAGATTGAAGATCTTCAATTTTTGGAAAAATTATACTAAAAATAAAATCTGTAAAAAACCAAACAAAAGAATTACGAATTGCACAAGCAATAGAACCAAAAGAAGGTATTTTTAATCCGTTAAAATTGTAATCATATTGAGAGCAATCTTCATACTTTGGCTTTTCTTTTTTGTCCTCACAGAACCCCTCGAGACAAACAGAGTCGACAGTAGAACCAGAACGTTTTCGACCGTCAACATCAATATACATATAACGTTCCTTATATTTTATATATTCAGTATCTTTGGGAAAACCATTTATACAATAATCAGGAGTTGAAGAACTTTCGCCATAAGAATAGCAAGCCCTAGCGGAATAGCGTGCAACTACAGTATATTCATCGTAATTAGGTAAATCGACAGAAAAAGTACCACCAGCGTCGATAGTTTGTTGATGCACAACATCACCACCGCGGCGTTTCTGTACAGTAAAGACCAATTGATAAGTATTATCGACCAAACGCCAACCGCCCTTAGTGTAATCAGAAAAAGCGTCAAGAGTTATTCGATCACGATCTTTTAAATGTTTTATTGAGATTTTCTTATCGACGACATTATATTCAAAATCTGGTAGGATCTCATCTTGAAGAGACTTAGGAATTTTAATATTACGATCCTTAAGAATAGAGCTTAGTTCATAATCAGGAGTAGACAAGAAAGTTTCAATAAGACCTGGTGGTTTTGAATAAGAAGCAGAAAGGACCAAAGGAGTACTATCTTGTACCAAAGAAGCAGAACAAGTAACCTTAAAAGAATTAGAAGAAGACATAATCAAGTTAATGAGTTTAAAACCAGACTCAGAAAAATGATATCCGTAATATTCATCATAACGAAGAATCTGTTTCGGAGCTTTGGATTCAGTCCAATAAAGACGAACATAACGCTCGTCACGACCATTACCACCATAATAATGATTAAGAACAATCCAATCACCATTACCGTAGACAGCTTTCTTATATGATTTTTCAGCATCAGCTCGAGAAATAAAGCGACTACAGGAGTAAGTCCACTCGACATCTTTTCTAGTGAAGAAATATGAATAAAAAAGAGTACTTACATCAACAGAAGAATTGTCGTACTGTAATAATAGTTTCTTAGTAGTACGAAAATCGGGAATCTGAGGAGTAGAACTCTGAGCAAAAACTGAATTAAAGGGAGACAAAACAGAATATCCAAAAATCAGAAGAGAAGACAAAGCATAAAAAACTCTCTTATTTATTTTCATCTTCAAGATTCTTTCTTAAATAAGTCTGATATTCTTTTTCTTCATCGATCGAAAAAACAACTATAACCAACAAAAAAATGGAGAATAAAGCGAATAACATCATCATTTTTTATTATTCCTATTCTTAAATAAATCAGTATAGATAAAATAAGCACAAAAGCCTAAAGCGAAAAGAGTAATGACATTATAGATCAAATTGACAATATCGCTAGAACTCATTATCTATCACCTCCAGAATAGCTAATTCTTCTTATTAGATACCAACAAATAACAGCAGAAAATAGAATGACAAAAAACTTTACAAGAAACTTATCTAAAATTGTTTGTAACTCCATTGATGACATAAGAAACTCCTACCTAGAATTAGTGACTGAATAAAGCGACTTAAAAATAATATCCAAGACTATCTTCACTCCAGCACCGACAGCAACGATAGCCAAAAGAGAAGAGAAATTAGCAGATAAAGTCTGAGTTATTAATTGTACAATCTCTATAGTCTTCATAATTTAATTTAAGCAAGGTGCGGGATATACGTGTGGTGGGAGTCGTACATCCCGCGAACTACTAGAAACGACCTTTAAGGCCACGATTGCCAAAGCTGCGGAACAACTTCAGACCAACACCGAAGCCGATCAGAATTGCAAGAGCAGGCCAGTTTTGAGTAAAGTACCCGATAACTGTCGTAATGATGCTAGTAGCGTCAGCTGCTTCAATAAGCTTCATAACTTGCTTTAATCCTTTCTTGTAGCTTTTAATTATTCAATATAACACTTGAGTACCAGCCCGCTACAATGGCACTCTGGCTGCTTCTACATTGACATTTAACTTGCTTTTAAGCGCAAGCACCAAAATTAAAATACAGAAGCCCTACAGCTAAAGTAGAGCCTCCTTAGCAACCGATGACTCTATAAGAGCCAATTGCTCAGCAGAGAGAAAAACAGACTGTTTATAAAGCTTCTCGTTAGGCATAATCCATTCAATAGTCAATACACTATATGGTCTATTGTCTTTTTTTGAAATACGTTCCTCTACATATGCACGAGAAACGTGAGATACGATGTTATCTGAGTTTGTGGCTGTCATTTTCTATACTCCTTCTTTACGACATTAAAAAAACTCTTCATCAGTAACTGATAAAGAGTTATACAATCGTCGTATCTGGTGGGCAATAGAGGATTCGAACCTCTCACCTCTTCAACGTCAATG